CTCTCTCGGTTAAGTCTGCGTGCATACAACAACAATTGACGCACGAGTGAAGATCTCCCTGCACTTTGCAACGCACTAGCAGTTACGGCACGAACAGTCGACACAGCATCCGTCACACCCAAGTGTGGTGTAAAACATTTACACGGGGCTTTCTTGCACTTTTGACAAGACCAAGTGATCATTCTGGCCAAGGCTTTCCTGTCCATATAATCAATAGGTTCATCATCGGATACAGGATTAACGAACTCATCCTCTTCCTGCTCAGCAAAAGCATCCAACACTGTTTCAACCTCAAGCGGTATGCTAGTGACTGTGCAACGTGACTTACTTGTATTTGTGCACACTGAGGCATCTTCTTCCAGAGGGGGACAATGGCAGTAGCACATACCACACTGCGTACAAATATCAACAGGCTTTCCATTTGTCATTGTAGCCACCATCTGCTTCTGAAATTCGTAATGCTCCTTCGAAGCTAGCTGAGCCCACTGCAAATACTGACGTACACTCACATTGTACATTTCTCTACCTTCGTAATGCAATAAACGCAATTCATAATGGTTCTTGTCAGCGTTATTAGCAAGCTCAGGACCAACGTAACAATAATAAATGGAAATTTTCCATATGTCGGGACACTTTTCAAAACCAAAAGCTGCAGAAACTTTTTTACTGTCCAAGCGACCACCAGTTTTATATTCATCCATGACATCAACATTTACGTGGTATAACCGGCGTAAAACTGATTCCGGTTTCTGACTATAAGTTTCAGCCAGCAAATACCTCTTATTTGTGGTCACAGTGACTAACCATGGTCGTAAGGCAACCTTTCCCTTCATCGCAACATCAGCCATAGGGGCTAAAAACAGAGCATTATTTATTGTCTGTATGAGGCGATAGACAGGAGAAGTATCAGTAAACTGCGGAGAGGTGTTACCGAAATCATCGAAAATAATAACGTTAGTGGAAGACCTAATATTAGAAGCATATTTGTCATTATCTGCCCAAATAGCAACCCTGTCCTCGCTAATGTCAAAACCGTTGTACGTTCCAATGGCCTCATATGTAAGCTTATTCAAAGAACTCTTCCCAACACCAGTATTACCATACAGTGAAATCGCAAAAGGGGCTAGTCGAAACCCTCCTCTAGTGCGCATTTGGTTGAATTCTGTTCTCCAAGCTCGCATTCTCTCCAAACGGTCCATTATAAATTTACGCTCGGGTGTCATGCGCTTACTGCGGTTTACAACGGCATCACCACTCGCAATAGTCGTGTCCAACAATTGCTCATAATCGTTGTCTGTCATTGAAGTGTACTCTCCAAGATTACCTGTTATAGCGTACCCATGTAAATCACGAACTTTATCATATTTTAACTCGAATTCACGAGTTGTAACATCTAACATGAAAAAGGCTTTAGGGTTTCTACTCTGGAATGCAGCATATCCTCCTTCAACGAACTCTATAACACAAGAAGCTACAACGTCCAATAACTCCAATGGACCTATTGTAGCTTCAATAACACGGGGTTCAAAAATCTTGTAACCTCCCAGTGTAAATGTGAGATTCGAAGCGTCACACATACCTGCACTAACGATATACGATATAAGTTTCTTACAATTGCGGGCTTGTGGCGAATCTATATATTGGTGCCAGTTACTAAGGCATTTGCGGATACTATCCAACCAATCAGTTTCGGTTTCGCCACTCTGTTCCACCATCCTCGTATATGTTTCAGCTATATTCTCATGCAACTGCTGCGTGTGACTGTTTCCTAACAAACCTCGGAAAGTGTCAACCACATGTCCAAACAACGATCTTTGAGAATGTGCCTGCAAATACATGACAATTGCAGCAACAACACCACTATTGTCTCTGGCGGAAGTAATGCAAGTTTTTAAAGATACTAAAAGCGTGATTTCACGCGCCACTAGGTCCGTATGACTCATAGCCAACGGGACCAATCGGATAAATCGCCAATAATGGCTAACGAAAGAATACAGTCGAGGAAGAAAGGCAATCACGGCGGCTGGTCCACAAATAGCGTATCCTACACAAATGGACAATACATCCTGCAGCCACCACAAACTACCAGTGCTTCCGGACTGGTATTTCATCTTGAGGGGTTTCGCTCCTTTAGAGCGCTTCGCCAGATCGTACGAAATCGAACGTCGGCTACCCTTGATATGCT